TAACAACATTACACGACCCGTTCTTAGAAAGCCAAATGCGTGCTGTCTTTGCAACATCTGTGTTGAAAATGGGAACTACAGAGAAATCATTTACATTTGAACAAGGCTTCCCATCAACAAGTATCTATCGTTCATTCACTGGCTTAGTTGTTGATAAGACAACAGTTACCGTTCCTGTAAATGGTGATGCAACAATCAAATACACCGTATTAGGTAAGGTAATGACAGTGGCTGCTGCAACAATTGACACGACAGCAGGCGTTACAGTTGCAGCAGTTAAGAAGCCAATGAAACATAACGGTGGTGCAGTTACAGAAGGTGGTTCAGCTATTGCTTACATTACCAATATTGCACTTACAATTGATAGTAGCTTAACACCGAACTATGTTCTTGGATCAAATACAGTTCGTGATTTCACAGCAGGTATTCGTAAAGTGTCAGGCACATTTACAGCACTATTTGAATCCACTGCATTAATGACAAAGTTTGTCGCAGGAACTTCAACAAGTTTCGGATTTACAGTAAGTGATGGAACAAACAGTTATAACTTCTTATGCAGCAATGTTTCTTATACCGCTGCCACAATTGGTGTAACTAATGCAGCAACAATACCAGTTCAAGTAACTTTTGAAGCTGATTATGATGGAACTGCTCTATCAAGTTTAGTGATTACAAAAGCGTAATTTGTTGATAAATCATTAGCATAAATATAAGGGTGCCGTAAAACGCACCCTTTTTTATTAGGATTAACATATGGCATTAAAAGATTTCAAACCAATCACACAAGAATTAGAACTATTGAGTCCAAAAGACAATAACCCACTTGGGATATTCATCAAAGTAGTTGGACCAGATAGCAAAGAAGTTCGCACAATAGAACGCGAACTACAGAAAGATGGAATAGCAAGAGGCAAAGCAGGTAACGAAATAGAGTTAGAGGAAATCGAGCAAGTTCTTATAAAGAAGTTTGCGGCAGCAGTAGTAGGGTGGGATGAAAAATACAACGACGATATGGGCGGTGCTTACTCAAAAGAGTTTGTGACACAACTATTTGAAGATACGGATTATCGCTGGGTGGTAGACCAAGTTGCTGCATATGTAAGCAAGAGACAGAACTTTTTTCGTTGAGCTTCTCGGCCTATTAGTTCGGCGCATTGAATCAACTGCCGAACTTGATAAACAATTGGGTGACGGAAGCACGCTTAGAGAAACATTAGAGTTCCAAAAGAAGATGTATGGGTTTGAAGACCCGCGTCTTAAGGAAGAACATCTTGCCTATACGGCAACGCCATTATGGAATACATTTTGGACATTGCACGAAACAAGGCAAGTTTCTAAGTTTGGGTTTCAGCCTATCACTTATTTGGAAATAGATGCATATAGTAGATTAATGCAGGTAGAGTTTGATCCTTGGGAGATAGAGATTCTAAAGAAGATGGATAGAGCCTTCCTAATTAAAATAAATACAAGAGCAGGGGACAAATAATGAGTGATACCAAAATTGTAATTGATAGTAGTGATGTAACAAAGGCAACTGCCAACCTTAAAGATTTAAGTGCTCAACTTGGTGTAACTGGTAATATTGCTGTTCAGGCTGAAGGCGCTATCCGACAAATGGCTAACGCACTAAAGGCAGCAAACGCTAATCCACTTATTTCGGGTTTTGTATTATTAGCAGCCGCAGTAGGTGGAACTGCAATAGCAGCAAAAGGAATGTTCGATAGTTTCGTTGACGGTGCTGCAAAACTCAATAATCTAAGCAAACAAACTGGATTAACTGTTGAAGAACTAAGCATTATGCAAAGTGTTGCAAAGATGAGTGGCACTTCAATGGATACCGTTACTAACGCAGTTCTAAAGTTTGAAAAGGCATTAGCAGCAGGTGGCAAAGAAACTTCCGTTCAATCACGAGCATTTAAAGAACTTGGAATAAACACTTCCGACACCAGCAAGACTACAGAGCAATATATGGCAATGGCTGCTCAGAAGTTAGAAGGACTAAAAGACGGATGGCAAAAGAATAACATTGTTATGGCCCTGTTTGGCAAGACAGGAACAGAGATAAACGAATTCTTATCTGACTACGCTAACAAAGGCGATAAGGCTGCTAAGGTAACAGCAGAGCAGGCTGAAATGGCAGAGCATTATGAGCGTTCAATGCGAACCTTATCTGCAACTTCCAATCAATACAAGATGCTTATTGGTTCCGCATTGCTACCAGTAGCAACTGCATTGGTAGATGAGTTCCTTAAGATGACAACGAGTGTCAATCAACTCGATAAAGGCTCTAAGGACTTAATAAAAAATACAGTAGCAGATTGGGCTTTTAATATTGCAAGAGGATTAGCGTATGCAATAGGTGTTGGCGAAACATTTTGGAATATGCTTAAAGGTATGGGTTTAGCGATAGGCACACTTATTGGTGGCGTTGTCACAATGGGTGATGTGTTGGGTAAGGTCTTAGCAAAGGATTTTGCAGGTGCGTGGGATTTAGCAAAAACAAATGTGACGCAGTTTCAAGATGGAATGTCTACTGCTTGGAAAACATTTCAAACAGAAGGCGTTACTGCAATCACATTGGTTGATAAGGCAGCAGAAACCTATCGTAATAACTTAAACAAGACAGGTCCAGTAAAGCCAGATGGCAGAACTGCAAGCAATATTGGTGAAGGTGATACGAAACCCGTTAGAGCAGAAGGCGTTGATGCTGTAGCGGAACTATTAAAGCAGAAGGAAGCGATATTAAAACTAAATGGTGAATATTTAGCGATGTATGGCGTTCGAGAAGCTACAGCAACGCAATTAGTTCAACTTGCTATTGACGAAGGAAAGTTCAATAAAGTTAAAAAAGATGGTGTTCAACTGTCCCAAGAACAAGTAAAGGCATTTCAGGACGAATTATTAGCAAATGCAGGATTAGTTGATTTGGAAAAACTAAAAATCGATATTCTCAAGAGAGGCGTCGAATATAGAAAGCAAAGAGCGGAAGTAGCAGCAAAGGGTGAAGAAGCAAAAGCAGACTATATTTCAGCACAAGTATTGCAAAGATACGGAGCAACTAATACCGAAGCGGCTATAAAAGTTAAAGAGTATCAACTTGCATTAGCAGAAGCAACAATGGCAAAATATACAGATGCTGATGCAGGAATGAATGCAATCAGTGTCACAAATGCTGAAATGATTGCACTAAAACAAAAGATAGCATTATTAAAGGCCGAAAAGAGCGCACTGAATGATAGAAAAGGCAACGAAGAAATACTATTAAGTGAGTCAAGAACATTCAGCTTCGGTTGGGAACACGCATTTGGCAAATATAAAGACGATGCTACAGATGCAGCAAAACAAGCAGAAACTATATTTGGCACTGCATCCAAGGGAATGGAAGATATGATGGTTAACTTTGCAATGACAGGTAAGTTGTCATTTGCAAGTATGGCGCAATCTATCTTGGCAGATATTGCTCGTATTGCAGCAAGGAAAGCCATAACCAGTATGTTTGCAGCGATATTCGGATCAGCAGACGGTAATGTATTTGGCAGTGGTGGTGCTGTATTAAAAAGTGCAGACGGAAATATATTCGATAAACCTACCTTACACGGCTACAGCGGTGGTATTGGAATGTTGGGCGAAGCAGGACCAGAAGCGATTATGCCGCTATCACGTGGGCCAAATGGCAAGTTAGGTGTCGTGTCACAAGGTGGTGGTGCTCAAGTAAATAACATCTCTGTGAGCGTATCCGTGCAAGGTGGCAACACAAATGAACAGACAGGCAACGCAGTAGCAGCAAAAATAACCGAGCAATTTACTCGGGGAATTGTTCGACAAGAACTGATGGCAGCAAGACGCACCGGCGGGATGTTGAACCCAATTTAAGGAATAACTATGTCAACAGCACTACCACTTACCAACTACATCTCTCAAAGGAGCTTTAGAACGCGCAAAAACCGTGTTTTAAGCGCTCAATTCGGCGATGGCTACTCACAGGAAGCCCCAGACGGAACAAACGCGCTTACAGACGAGTGGAGCGTAGTCTATGAAAACCTATCAAGCACGAATAGAAACACCGTTTTTGCAGCGTTGGATGCGGTAGGGGCGTGGGACTACCTGACTTGGACAGCACCAGGCGATGGAAGCAGCAAAAAGTGGAAAGTAACAAAAGACGGAGTGAGTGAGCAAGCGTCAAGTGGATCACTTTATTCCATTAGTTTCAAAGTTAGGCAGGTTTATTAATGACTACTCCATCAACTGATTTAGCGAATCTAAATCAAACATCAGGCTTTATTGAACTATATACACTGGATGCAACTGCTTTGGGTGGTTCAGTTTATTATTTTACAAATAATGTTAATGCAACGGGTGGCGCATTAGTATTTGGCGGAACTACTTATGCCGCTATACCTATTCAAACAACGGGATGGGATTTTACCAGCGCAGGAACAACACCAAAACCTGTATTGAGTATTTCAAATGTCAATAAGACATTGCTCGGTGCTGTAGTAAGTTTAGGTGATTTGGTAGGCGCGAAAGTTACTCGTATCCGCACATATGAAAAATACTTAGATGCGGGATCATCACCAGATAGCAGCAAGTTCATTGGACCCGATGTGTATGTTATTGAACAAAAGACAGCACATAACAAAAACACAATTTCGTGGCAAATGTCTTCGATTTTAGACAGAATGGGCATGAAACTTCCACGCAGACAAATACTGAAGGATAAGGGCTTCCCCGGCGTTGCAAGAACTCGCATAAAGTAATCCTGCTAAATAGTTGATGAAAATATCAACAAGAACACTCAAAGCATTCGAAAAACACGTCTTAAAAGAATATCCAAAAGAGGCAGTCGGCTTTGTCATAGGTGGCAAGTTTGTGCCTGTTCCAAATACTGCTGAATTCCCACTCACTACATTCAGTATAGACCCTGTGCATCAGGTAAAGGCATCAGCAATGGGAGAAGTGCAGGCAATATTGCACTCACATCCATACAACAAATTCAACACACCTAAGTGGCCTCCACAATGGCCTACAACACCCGATATGACTTCGTGGATGGAGGGTGATATTCCTTGGGGAATAGTTGCAACTTGTGGTGAAGGCATCACAGAACTTGTGTGGTTAGACGATGCAGATATTCAACCGTTAGAAGGCCGAGAGTTTATACACGGCGTAAATGACTGCTACGGAATTATTAGGGATTGGTTTCGCATAAATAAACAAGTGACATTACCAAACTTTGCTCGTGGCATTGAGTGGTGGTATGCAGGTAAAGATTTATATGATGAGAACTTCGAAGCTGCTGGGTTCTATCCGATTGAGTTATCACAGGCAACGATAGGGGATTGCGTAATGATGAAAGTGGCATCGAATGTAACAAATCACGCTGCTGTGATAGTTGGCCCTAATCAAATACTGCATCATATGTTTAATAGATTATCGGGTGTTGATAGTATGTCGAAGTGGAATAGATGCATCGTTAGAGCAGTGCGATATAAGGGACAAGAATGATAAAGACAATTCACTTTGATAATATACTTGCCAAAGAAACTAATACTAAATCTATTCGGCTGGATGTAGATTCTCCTGCTTCATTATTGAATGGGCTTCGTTCGCAAGTCCCAAATTTCAGGCAGATGCTTATTAAGTATCCGTCCTTGTCGATTATTCTTGCCAATAAAGATCATTCATCTGTTAATGCAGTTACACCAGACACATATAAGTTTCCATTGGGCGATACTACATCAGACATTTATGTATTGAGTCCAATATCGGGTGCAGGTGTGGAAGCAGTGGCATATTTGATTATGGAATATGAACTGTCTTTAGCAGTTGCATCGGCTATCGTTTATGTGGCAACTGCATTCGCAGTAAATATTGTTATTGGGCTTGTAATGAATGTGTTGGCACCGAGTGCTGATACAAGTGGCGGTGGTGCAAAGGTAGATGAACGACCTTCGTTCTTATATAACGGAGCAATAAATGTTATTGAACAAGGGTATGCGGTTCCTATCGTTTATGGAACACACATGACAGGTTCAATCGTAGTTAGCGCAGGTGTTGATATTACTGAAATGCCATATGACACTTCACAGGACACAGCACCTGCGAAT